GGCTTGGAGTGCGCGCTCGCTCATGTCCATGAACGCGAGGGCTTGGTTCTCGACTTCGTGCTGCGAAGCAGTCGGCCCGAGAATGGTGGAGGCGAGGCGAACGCACTTCGCGGCCTTGCGCTCAAGGGCAATAGCCACGCTGCCCTGCTTGGCAATGTACGCCGGGGAGGCCGGGCCTTCGTCGGGGTAGGACGGGTGCGCGGACTGCGGGTACGGGCCGGGGTTCGGGTCTTCGGCCCAAGAGGACGGGTCACCGTTCTCGTAGGCGTCGGCCTCGGGGTCGGGCTGGTACGCGGGGTTGGCTGCGCCTTCGTCAGGGTAGGCGGGATGGGCAGAAGCACGACGAGCGGGAGCATTGGTTGCCCCGCCGCGCTTCCAAGTAAGACGCTCACGCATGGCTATGTCCTCGGTTGCGGGGGTTGAACGCTCCCCTTTCGGGTGAGCAAGTTGCCGATTCGGAATGCGACCCGAAGTTCGGTAGGAGAAAGAACCCTTCGTGCCTGCTTGTGGCAAGCACGAAGGTATTCGTCAGAAGACGAGTATTTAGCGGTCGCACCTACCGTAAGGGCAGCACGATAGACAGATTGTGGAACACGAAGTCCAAAAGAACGGTCGATTTCTGCAATTCCGTTGACAAGAGCCGCGTCTGAGGACGCTACCCGCACGAGTGCAGCCACCGTGTTGGCGTAGGCTTGCCGGGCAACCTTCTGCATAGCCGCCGTGGTGGAGGCTTCTCTGATAATGCTGTCGTTCGGTGCCGTGGGGGTGACGAGAGCCTTCTCCATGTTCTGCTCACGCAGTTCCTTCTCCAACCGCTCCTTCACACGAGCCTTCACCGCTGCGTAGAGTTCGTCCTCTACGTCTGCAAAGGGGCTTGCGGGCTTCGCGGGGGCTGCGGGTGCAGCGGCCCCGTCCGTCTTGGCTTCGCCCTCGCCGCCCTCGTCCTCACCACCAAAGTCGAACTGCTGTGCTACGCGCTGCTCGGAAGCAGCACGAAGAATGTTCGTGCCCCACTCGGCGGGGGGCGCGGAGAGCACCTCGGAGAACTGCTTGGCTTTATTGGGCGCGACGGAAGCAGCGTCGATAATGTTCCGCATGACCGCACCTGCGAAAGCAGGAA